GAATTGTATCAAAGTCTCGAGCCTAGAATAAAACGAGCACGAGATGCTTATGTTAATTACGAAATACTATTACCAAATGGGGATATTGTTAAATTTCCATGGGGACAAGTGTCAGGGGGAAAGAAAACGACTTCTAATAATTGTATTGCACATAATATAATTGAGAATTATAAGTTAATTTCTGCTTGCCCCGAGGCAACTGATGATGAGATTTCAGATTCAGGTTCAAATGTTTACGGTGACGATATACTAGCTTCTTATTCCAAGAAATTTGCAAAATGTTTTGATGAAAAATTTATAACTGAAATATATCAACATTTTGGTCTTGATGTTAAAGCTGGGTCGGTCAAAGTAGGTAAACACCCTACGGATATGGAATTTTTAGGTGCTCTCGTAAAACCAATAACCCATAATGAAAATCTATACTTTGTTCCTTGTTACAAGAGGAAACGGGTTCTCTCTGGATTACAGATAAGTATAGAACCATTATCAAATGATGAAGAACTGATGAAGGCTTTTGCTCTATTAGATCTGGGTTATTATGATACTTACGATGAGGTGTGCCACTACATAGAATATTTATTAGAAGTCCTACCACACTCAGAAGTCAAGGCTTCTTTTCTCAGACGTGGAATTCCCACACGAGATCAGATATTGATGAGTTGGGCTGGGCTAAACTCCTATTAACGTGATGGTTTTTTGATCACGTTGGTTCCGGGATGCGCGCGCTTTAGGGTGTGAACGTAAAATGGGAGATCAACATGTAGTGGAAACGCGAGCGCCGAGAAAGGCTCGACAAATATTAAATTCTCTGTTGGAGAACAGAATTGTTACTTCAAGTGGAGTGAAGTGGTTAGAGGTTGCGACAGATCCTTTTCATGATACCGAGATACGGCCAGATGGCTATCCAGATATGGTATCAACAAGGAGTATAACGCAAACGGTGACGAAAACAATAACAGTAAATGCACCTGTTGGTGTTACAACCAATTGGGATATGCATGTGTTTTTTGCGCCGTTAACTCCCACATTCACGCAATCGGATAATATTCCGGTACCCCCACCAGAAAGAGTAACTACCACAGTTCTAG